TTTTATCACAGGGAATCAAATCGCAAGAGTGGGTATTATCGAAAATCCAGAAGTGACAACAGGAACATTATTAACAGCAGATAGAGCAAGCGCAGTTAATGCTCTTCGTTTAACTGGAGCAGGATACAGTTCTGCAACTTTTACTGCAGATTCTTTTATAACTCAAACTGTTTCAACTGGAACAACCGCAGTTGGTAGAGTGATTAGTTACAATCAAATAACTGGAGTTTTGAAATATTGGCAAGATAAAACTCTTGCTGGATTTAATACAGTCGGAACTGCACAATCAAATCCAAGTTATGGGTTTGATTTGACAAAATTTACTTCTTCACCGGCAAGTGGAGGAACATTAACTATTGCTGGTGGATCAGTGGGAAGTTTAACAATTGATAATAATTACAGCGGTATATCTACGGTAATAAATAATAGAACATATTATCTTGGTCAAACTTTTTCTAGTGGGATATCAAGTCCAGAAGTAAAAAGACATTCAGGAAATATCATTTACGTTGATAATAGACCCTCAATTACAAGATCATCAAATCAAAAAGAAGATATTAAAGTCATTTTGCAGTTCTAAAAAATTATGTCTCAGCAAACAAATCTCAACGTAGCACCGTATTTTGATGACTTTAATCCTGGCGATGACTATCATAGGGTTCTTTTTAAACCAGGATATCCAGTTCAAGCAAGAGAACTAACAACTTTACAATCAATATTGCAAAATCAAATCGAAAGATTTGGGCAGCATTTTTTTAAAGAGGGTGCCAAGGTTATTCCAGGTAATACTGGATATAATGCCATTTACTATGCAGTCCAACTTCAAAATGATTATCTTGGAATTCCAGTTTCTGCGTATGCTTCACAATTAATTGGTTCAAAAATAACGGGAAAAACTTCGGGTGTAACTGCCGTTGTAGATAAAGTGCTTTTTCCACAAGATTCTGGAAGAGGAAATCTGACACTATACATCAATTATTTAAATTCTAGCACACAAAATAATTCAACTCAACAGTTTGCTGATGGAGAGCTTTTAACATCAAGTATTGTTATTACATCAGGTCTTCTAGGGAATACTACAATTCAAGCAAATGAACCATTTGCACTAACTTTAGCAAATAATGCAACTGCGGTTGGATCGTCATTTAATATCTCTCAAGGTGTTTATTTTATTAGAGGAAATTTTGTAAATGTAGATACTGAAACTTTAATATTAGACCAATATACAAATCAACCAAGTTATAGAATTGGTTTGTATATTAATGAAGAAATTATTACTTCTGATATTGATGAAAGACTCACAGATAATTCTCAGGGAAATAACAACTATGCAGCCCCTGGTGCGGATAGATTAAAAATATCAACATTTTTATTTAAAAAGTCCTTGACAGACTTTGACGACAATAACTTCATCGAACTTGCAACTATTGTAAATGGAGTTATTCGTGTAAATAAAACAACATCAAATTACAGTATTATTTCTGATGAATTAGCTAGAAGAACCTATGCCGAATCTGGTGATTATGTAGTATCACCTTTTGAAATTTCTGTAAAAGATTCTTTAAATGATAATCAAGGAAATCGTGGTGTTTTCAATAGGGGTCAATTTACTTTTGGTGGAGCAACTCCAAGCGACAACTTGGCACTTTATCAAATTTCTCCAGGCAAAGCTTTTGTTAGAGGATATGAGGTTGATTTGATTTCAACAACATTTTTAGATGTAGATAAACCAAGAACCACAAAAACTTTAGAAAATCAATCATTAGTTTACAACACTGGTCCAACACTAAGACTCAATAAAGTGTATGGAGCACCACAAGTAGGATTAGGAAATACTTTTGTTTTAAGTTTAAGAGACCAGAGAGTTGGATCTTCAAGCACCACTGCGGCTGGTTCAGAAATAGGATTAGCCAGAGTTTATGATTTCAAATTAGAGTCTGGTTCATATAATTCATCAAATAAGAATTTAAATGAATGGCATGTGTCTCTTTTTGATATTCAACCATTTACTAAATTGCATTTAAACCATGAGACAACTCTTACTTTTCCAACTCATGTAAAAGGCAATAATAGTGGAGCGTCTGGATTTCTAAGAAGCAATGTAACTTCAGGTAAATCAGTAATTTTATATGATGTTAAAGGTAAATTTATTCCAAATGAGTCTCTCTCATTTAATGGTATTAACTCTGGTTTGATTGGTGTAGCAGTCACTGCACATGGAATATCAGATATAAAATCAGTTTATGGAAAAGTCGGAGCAGCAAAAACTTTTAACGCTGATGTAATTCAATCATCAACTGGAGTTATAGGCATCGCAACTGTTGGAGTTCAAACTTATTTTCAAAATGAGGAGTTATTTAGAACAAGAATAACACACACAGTTGGTGTCGGATCTACAGTCGTGTATTTAAATTCTATTCAATACAGTTCAAATGGAATTGATAATATTTCAATTTCAATAGGAAATTCTATTACTGCGGGTGAAGTAAATGGGATAGGAATAACTAATGCTCCTATAGTTTCTGTTGCCGGCACATTTATTCAATTTAGTTCAGCACATGTTGATTCTGTTGGAATATCAACAACAATAAATCTTGGAATTACAACAACGGTTGGATTTGGATCGACAACAATTTTTGTGAATGATATTCCAGCAGGAGTTACAATTGGTAGTAGTATTACAGTTGGAACTGGTTTAACAGCAGCACCTATTGTTGCAGTCGGAAATACATTTGTTATAGTTTCATCTGGATCAACACTGAATTCACCTCTAATAACAACAGTTAGTTCTTTAGTAGGAATTGGATCAACTTCAATTTTTGTTGGAATTGTAACTGGAGTTGTCGCTGGTGTCAGCTCTATGTCTGTAGGGACTGCTCTTACAAATGTTACTATTGTTTCAGTTGGAGATACTTTTGTAAATATTGGAGTGGCGAATACTGCTGGAGTTGCAATATCATCAGGAATAGCAGTTACTTTTAATAATGTCTCCTCAATGATAACTGGAACTGCAGTAACGTTCTCAAGGATTTCCAAACTTGTCGCGGGAGACGAGGTTATAATATCAAATCCACTCTTAACAAGCACAATAAGATCATCAAATCCATTATTCCCAGGTGTAAATCGTTTATTTAAAAATAATCTAATTTCCTATACCGACACAACCCTTCCAGACCCTGTTTTTGCGAGAGTTGTTAGTGTTGGAACTACAGTTGTAGAGGTAACTAATATTCAAACTGTATCTGGAATAACCTCTTCAGTTTTACCATCAATATCTTCTTTACAAGTTACTGATTTAAAAGTAATTAGAACAGATTTAGAATCATCATTAGACAACACTTTATATACAAAACTACCAAAAAATAACATTTCTAGTGTTAATATTTCAAATTCAATATTAAAAATTAGAAAAATATTTACAGTTAATATTTCTCAAAATCAACTATCTGCAACTGTAACTGCTGGAACAAACGAAACTTTTTCCGCATTTGATGTTGAAAGGTATTCTTTAACTAGGTCTGATGGAACAGTTGAAACATTAACTGCAGACATGTTCTCTTTTATAGCTGGAGGCACACAACTACAAATTTATAATCTTGGATCTAATGATACTGACGCAACTCTAACCGCAACATTAGAAAAAATAAATCCAAAATCAAAGGTAAAGAGAAAAAATAGAGTAAAATCTATTCTAATAAGCAATTCAAAATATGAGGGCTCTGGAATTGGAGGCACAACATTTAATGATGGACTAATCTACGGTGAATATCCATATGGAACAAGAGTTCAGGATGATATTATTTCTCTCAATACAGCAGATGTTGTTGAAATTCATGGAATATACGAATCTGCAGATACCACTGATCCCTCACCACCAAAAGTCGTCCTTGCCTCCATTACAAGTCCATCTTCCACCACTTCTGAATTGATTATTGGTGAAGAATTAGTAGGACAAACCAGCGGAGCGATTGGAATCGTTGCAGAAAAATTAACAGCGTCTCAGATTTCATTCATTTATAAAAATCAAAACACTTTCAATGAAGGTGAAACTATTAATTTTGATGAAAGTAAAATAAAAGCGCAGATAGTTACACTAGACACTCCAAGTTTTGACATATCATTTAATTATAGTTTTAATACTGGACAAACTGGAACTAATTATGGACATGGTTATTTGTCTAGAAAGGCCACAGTGCTTGAACCAAAGAAAAAAATAAAAGTTTATTTTAGTAGTGGATATTATGATTCAACCGATGATGGAGACATAACAACTGCAAGTTCGTATGATACCTTTAGTTATTCTTTAGAAATACCATCAGTTGATGGTGCTAGAGTCACTGATATTTTAGACATTAGACCTAGAGTTTCTGATTATTCAATTTCTGAAAATAGTCGCTCTCCATTGGAATTTCTTGGAAGAGCGTTTGATTCTACAGGAAATTCATCTACAAGTGTTTTAGCATCTGATGAAACTATTTTAACAACATTCTCCTTCTATCTCGGAAGAATAGATAGAATTTATCTAGGTAAAGATGGAAAAATTCAAGTTAAATACGGTGCTCCTGCAGAAAAACCAGAAAAACCAGTCTCAGTTGATGATTCTTTAGAGATTGCAACCATAGACTTACCTCCATATTTGTATTCTACAAGTCAAGCTTCTATTGAATTTTTAGAGCATAAAAGATATAGAATGGTTGATATTAAGCAACTTGAAAATAGAATTAAAAATCTAGAATATTATACAACCTTATCACTATTAGAAACAAATACATCCAACTTATTTGTCCCAGACGCAGATGGACTGAATAGATTTAAATCAGGATTCTTTGTAGATAATTTTTCCTCGTTCCTGCCGCAAGAAGATAGAATTCCCATTAAAAATAGTGTAGACACACAAAATAAAGAACTAAGACCAAGCCACTACACAACATCTGTTGATTTGATAGAGGGACCAGTTGTTGGAGTTGATCCAGATGCTGATCTAGCATTTCAATTAATTGAGGGAATTAATGTAAGAAAAACTGGAGATATTTTAACACTTGATTACGCAGAGATTGAGTGGTTAAGACAATCTTTTGCCACTAGAGCAGAAAGTGTAACTCCATTTCTAATTAGTTTTTGGCAAGGAACTGTGGAATTAACTCCATCAACTGACACCTGGGTTGATACAACAAGACTTGAAGCAAAAATTATTAATACTGAAGGTAATTATGCAGAAACTATTGCAAACGCTGCAAGAACTCTAAATGTAGACCCACAGACTGGTTTTGCTCCGACTGTTTGGAATTCGTGGGTCACTCACTGGACAGGTCAAGAGGTCATTACCACTACAAGAAATAGAGCTGAGATTGGGCGTGATGATGATGCAAGAGGTCGTAGTGGTCCAATAAGAGGAATAATAACAGATACCACTTTTGAGGATACTTTTAGAGAAGTAAGAGATACTGGTGTCGAAACAAGAAATGGTGTCAGAACTGTTATAACCGAACAGTTTGATACAACTTCAGTCGGTGATAGAGTAGTTCGTAGAGATCTGATTCCCTACATGAGATCTAGAAATATTCAGTTTATTTCTAAAAAAGTAAAACCACTTACACAACTCTTTGCTTTCTTTGACGGAATTAATGTA